ACTGCCAAACGTAGAGCCGGGAAGTGTGGCTGGCGGACCACTTATATACTGTGCCAGACCAACAGAACCTATACCTCCCGGTGTTGCCCCTACATCGGCCAAGCGTGCAATATCGTCAGAGGCGACCGGAGCCGCCACCTTCGCCCGTCCGTTTACGTCGCGCAACATCAACCGATCGGCGGTGGCCAAGGCGGTGGCGCTGTGCGGTGCGGTCTCGGCCGCATGCGTATCAACCTTCGTCTGCGCACCGGCCGGGGTCTCCTTGGCGGCCAGAGCATTGGTTATGGTCGTGGCAAAATCAGGATCATCGCCCAGGGCAGCGGCCAACTCATTCAAGGTGTCAAGTGCCGCCGGAGACGAATCAACCAGAGCAGCGACAACAGCTTCAGCCTTAGCCTGCGCACCGGCCGGAGTCTCTGCACCGATCTGAGCCGTCGTCACGCCATGCGGATTATCGACACGGTCAGCATGGAGATCAAGCATGGCCTGAGTCATGTACACCAGGGTCGGATCAATCTCTTGCGTTACCGCGCCGGCATTAGCCCGTTCGAAGATCAGCCGAACATAGAGATCCTTTTCGCTGCCGGATCCGGCGGCCGGTTTGGCGGTCAATGGATACTTGGCCACAGCGATCAGATCACCGGCGGCATCAAAAATACCCGCCTCACGGATATCGAAACCACCATCGGCTACGGGAATGAGAGCCTCGACCACCATCCAGTTGACGTTGTTCGGGCTCACGTAGACCGCGTTTACCGCGCCTCGCCATACCTCGTTAACCAGAGCCAATTGATTTGCCAGCGGTGTGGAATAAGCACCATTTGAATCACCGACGGCGAAGTGGGTCAGGTTGACGATCGGACCACCGGTATCAGCGGCGGTATACTTCTCCAGCCCCTTGTCGGTAAAAACGGAAAAAAAGAGTTCCGGCATATCTTCTCCTTATTGCGGATAAACGGTTATAATTTCACTCGATTGCAGACCGACGGCATGCGCGGGAATGGTCGTAAGAACCGACAGGTTATAGTCCAGACTGTCCAGCTTGGCACTCTTGCGTTTGGCTGATTCGACGTAACGCAACAGCTTCGCTTCCTCGGCTGCGCTCACACTCTGCCCCTCGATATCGACCACCACCTTGAAATGTCCCGGCGTGCCGGCGTATTCGAACCACTCCTCAACCCGGGCGAAAGGCATCCCGGCCAGAATCAGAGCCTGTTCAACCGCCCAGGGCGTTCCCTTGTGACGGTGAATCTCCATGCTCCCGGCGATCACGTCGCGCTTGATCTGCTCGGGCCAGTCGCTCTCCCATTCATCGACCGACAACGCCCAGGCCAACCAGGGGAGCAGATCGACCGGGCAGGTTTTAGGGTTCCACAGGTCACGCAGCGGCACCGACACCTCGCCGACTCGGGATATAGCCCCCTCGATCGCTCGCTCCTGGGCGGTGGCGTTAGGAGGCAGCAGGGTCTTATTCATCGACTCCCCCGATCGCTACGACAACACCGGTGCAGTAGGTGGCTTCATTATTGGCGGCAACTTTGTCGGCCGCCGGCGAAGTCAAAACAACCTTCTGCACGCCCGGCTTATGCAGGGCGGCATAGAGTCCGGAAAAGGTGACGTCATACCCCAGCCTATGACAAGCGGCTGCGTAGGCAACCGCCGCATCGTAGGCGGCCTGCCGGATCACCTCGGAGTCGGGTCCCGGGTAAACGATCAAGGTGGCATCAATCGAATAATCAATGATCGTAGCCGCCTGCACCGTGACCTGGTCGGTCAATGGTCGCACCTTCTTATCATCGGCCAGGGCAGCTTCCACGGCATCGAGCAACGCCTGATCAGGAACGCCATCACCCTCAGTCGAGAGCACCGTCACGACCACCTGCACCGCAGCCGGGCTGGCAATGTCGACATCCAACACCTTGGCGTCGGCCGACAGAGCATGAAACTCGTAAGCGCCGGTCGGCCCGGCGGTGCTTTGGCTCTCCGGAGCCAGCTGGGTCCGTTCCAGCAGACGGTCATCTTTTTCATAGGTCGGATCGATCGGCGGCACGGCATCCGGATCACCGGCAGACAGCAACAGCCGCTGCACATCCTGCAGGGCGGCCAGCTGATCCAGGTCGGTTCCGGTGGCAAAGGCCAACATTAGCGCCTTGGCGGCGTCATTGACCCGCTGGCGCAATCCCAGCTCGCGATAGGCGGCCGTCTCCAGCACCTTATAAGCCGGATCCGACTCGACCGTGGCGTCAAAGGTGACGTCACGAGCCTTCAGGTCGGCAACCATCTCGGCCAAGATAGTTTCAAAATCGAGCGCTTCCACCACAGCCGGTGCCGGCAATTTGCTCAGGTCAACACTCATACAACAATGCCCTCCATCTTTATCTCCTGCCCGTCCGGCAGATAGTCCCCTTCAAGGGTAAGGGTGGGGTGACCATCATTGATCGACTCAACCTGCACCCGGGTCAATTTAAATTCCGTCTCCCAACGATCGATAGCCTCGGCCGTCCAGGCGTAACAGTCGATCAGCCAGTCCGAATTAACCGGTCGGTCGATCAAATTAAACATCTTACTGCCGTAGTCACGCCGCATCACCCGACTACCGATCGGAGTCCCGAGGATATCGGCCAGACGTTGTCGCAGATGGGCCACCCCTTCAAGACGAGTGCCGTCGGCTGCATTCATTCCAATCATTTGACCGTCTCCCCTTCGAATTCGCAGCTGTACCTCTTATTGATCACATGCACCACCTGCTGCAGCGACCAATCGCCATTAACCCCTGGACGGACTCCGGAAACGGTCAAGCAACCCTCCGCCGCCATGGCAACATCACCCGGGCAAGTTCCGGAGATGGTGCCGGCACCACGCTCGAAAGCGGCCAGCTTGGCCTTGGCAGCTGCCGTCGCCGTAGCTGCATCAGGAGAGCTGCCGCGCAATCGGTAAACCGGATCACCACTGCCGACGCTCACCTCCACATCAGTGGCGTTAGCCAGATCGCGCCACCGGGTGATCACCCGTGTGTATTTATTGCGCTCAGCCAGGGTGACATTCCAGCGGGTCAGACCGGTACGGAGCTTGGTAACTGCCGGCAGATCCTTACCGCTGACACTCTTCGCCTGCCCCTTAGGAACAAACAGCAGCATGTCCGCCATAGGCTTGGCGACGGCACCATGTATCTCGGCCAGACGCCTGAGCAGATGCAAATCCGATTCATTGGTCTGATCCAGATGGGCAATAGTCACCCCGGCCAGATCGTCAGAGACCTTCGGCGTGTAGCCGTGAGCGGCGGCGATGGTGGCGACCAGGTCGCCGATGGTGATATCGTCAAACGAGCGGGTTTTCAGTTCCTTAAGCCCCTGACGCAGATCAGCCGCCCGGGCCCGGATCGTCATGGTGTCGGGCGAGCCTTCGAGGCCGATCTCATCAACCACAAACAGCCCCTTGCGATCGAGGGCGGTCCCCTTGTAGCCGATAAAAACCTCGAGCTTGACGCCGGTGCCGGGCAGGGCGATGGCCGGTGCCCGATCATCGAGACGGATCTCAACCATATCGCTGTCGATCCCGGCGACATCGGTCACCCGCAGCTCCATGAATCGATCACGGATAATTGCGGTTATATCTTCACTGTCGGCTTTGATGATAAAATCGGGCGTCATATCAATCCCACAATTTCACGGTTTTTTGTTCTGTACTAGCTGTCAACTCCGGCAATAGGATCACGGTGCCGACGGTGTAGATTTCCCCTTTATCAGCCAGTCCCGGGTTGGCCTTGAGGACCGCTTCGACGGTACCTGCACTCCGGCCGTAGTGGCGGTGGCAGATCTCATCGAGCATGTCGCCATCGCTGCAGCGGTATTTTATGGGCATCAGCTATCCTCTCCATAGTGGCTGAGCTTGAAGCGAAATTCCTGCTTGCGCGGGGTGCCGTCAGGATGAAAGAAACTGCCGGTGTCGGTCACGTTCTCGATACACCACTTCCCCATGATCTTGCCGGTACCGGTAGTCAGGATCAGCGGCTCACCTTGACCGGCCAGGTCACGCAGCTGGGCGAGCTGACCGAGGCCGCCCTTGTAGTGCGGATAGATCACGCCATCCAGAGAGATAGTGTCGTCGCCAATTCCGGCAAATTGTTTAGCAGGGCGGCGACCGACCCGGGCTTGCGACGGCCAGCGATAGTCGACACTGCGCTGCAGTTTTTGATATGCGGCGGTCTCGATCCCGAAACGGAAGTCGCCCAGGGACATCATCGTTTTAGTCATGGAGAGCCCCCCGTTTACGTACGGCTAACCGCTGTTCATGGTTCCGGAGTTCTTGCTGGACCATATCGCGCATATCATCGGTGCTTTGGCCGGGAGCCTGATTAATAGTGATTTTCGGGTTACTGTTGATAGTGCTGTTACGGGTTGCCGGCGCGACATGGGGCAGGGCACTCGGCGCTGCTGCAGGCTGATCAGATCGAGACCGCGGCGTCTGGGTCGCGCCAACCTCGACCGCAGGCTTATCATCACCGAACATCGAGCCGATCATACTGCCGGCCTTAAACAGCAGACCGATCGGACTCCATTCGATCAACTTCTTGAACCCCGACCAGAGCTTGTCGACCAGCAGCTGAAACGGCTCCCATGTTTTATAGAGCCAGATCCCGCCGGCAACCAGGGCAGCAACTCCTGCCACCACCAGTCCAATCGGGTTGGCGGTCATCGCTACGTTCCAGGCCCACTGAGCGGCCGTGGCTACTCCGGTGGTAACAGCTGCAGCACGTTGAGCGATTGCAGAGCCGATCACCTGAGCTTTTTGCATACCCAGAGCAGCGTTGGATTTAAGTGTGCTTATGCGGAAAAAATCGACGGTCGCCTTGGCGGCCTGCAGACCATCAGAGAGGATGGTCATGGCAAAACTGCCGCCCAGGGCGATGATCTTGAACGCGGCCAGACCGACACCGGCACCGACCACAACCTTGGTCAGGAGAGGGAATTCCTCGGCAGCGTCGGAGATCACCCCCGCACCGTCACCGATCACCCCAAACACCTCGTTGACCGTCGGCAGCAAGACGCTCCCGAGACTGACCCCGGCACGCATTGCCTGATTCTGCAGCAGCTGGAGATTGTTGGCGGTAGTCTTGGACCGTTCCTCGTATTCTTTTTGCATCGAGCCGGCGTAGGCGGTCTGATCGGCGGTCAAGCTGAAGGCCTTCTGCAGGTTCGACAGGTTGGCGAGCAGCGGCATGATGGCACCCTTACTCTCCTCGCCGAACAACTCAGAGACCAGAGCACCACGGTCCTCGGCATCGGCCTGCTCCAACGCCTTGAAAACATCGAGAATCGCACCCTTGGCGTCGTTTTGCATTGAAGACGCCATCTCCTCGGCATCGAGACCGAGAGCGGCAAACGCTTCCTGCTGGGACTTGGTCGCGGCATACCCCTTGGTCAACGCCCCGGTCAGGTTCTTCAGGGCGGTGGCCGCCCGTTCGGGTCCGGTACCGCTGGAGAGCAGAGCCGCTCCCAAGGAGGCGGTCTGGGTCTCGGTCAATCCGGCAGCCATAGCCACGGCACCCTGACGCTTAACCACCTCTGCTAAAGAACCAGCCTCAGCATTCATGCTATTGGAAAGATGGTTAACTGCATCAGCCAGATTAACCACCTGCGTCTGACTGAGGTTCATACCGGCCCGCCAGTTGGCCATCATCGATCCGGCCTGGTCGCCGGTCAGATCGAAAGCCACACCCATGGTCACTGCCGACTTGGCGAACCCGAGCAACTCCTCGCGGGCAATCCCGGACTGGCCGGCGGCAGCAACGATATCGCCGATACCGCTCGCGGCCATCGGCATTACCGTTGAGAGCTGGAGAATGTCTTTCGACATCGCCTTGAACTGTTGAGGCGTATCGAAGTTGACCACCTTCTTGACCTCGGCCATGGTCGTTTCGAAATCCATAGCCGCCTTCACCGGAGCCGCCGCAGCCATAACCATGCCGACGGTGCCCATCATCTGGCCCTGTAGTTCGCCCCGTTTGCGCTTATTGCGGATCCGCGTGTTCTGCCGATCCATAGCCCGGGTCGTTCGACCGATTTCTACCTCGAGACGTTTCTGCTCAGCAGCAGCCTGACCAACGGAGATGCCGTATTTTCTAGCCTTCTCCGCGGCTGTGTTGTATTTCTTCATTACAGCGCCGATTTGCTGACGCATCTGCTCAGAGTCGTGCAGGCCTTCCTTGCGGGCGGCTTGCAGTTGCAGTAGCTCTGATCTATACTTATTCAAGTCGCCAGTAATGGCGGCACCGATCTTAAGCTTTTTAAGCTTGGATTTCGTTTCACCGGCCCGCTGCTCAAGAGTCTTGAATGCACCACCAACAGAAGAGGCGATGGTCCCGCCAATGACCAAACCTAAAGCTAAAGACTTTTCCATCAGCAACCTCCTCGATCGGATGCACCGACGCGATCTGCCAACCTATTCACTTTTGTCGATTGCATATCTGATTTCATTCGCCTGGCTGCTCCATCGTTCGGGTGAAGTTCTATCCGCTGCCGTCGGTGCCATCTTTGCTGCCTGGTTGGTCGTGATCCCGGTTGCCATCGCTTACGTGATTCTTTTTCTGGCTCTGCTCATTTCTTTGACACTCGCTGAAGGGCTTCAAGCCATTGCCCTAACTCTTCGCAATCCAAATCCAAAAGCTCGTTAAGCCCCCATCCGGTATGGGATGCGATAATTACGCATCCGTCCCGGATTTCGTCTCCGTCTAGGACAAAAAACCGGTATAGGTTTCCTGCAGTTTTTTATAATCAAGCAGATCCAACTCATCGAGAGTTTCCGGCGGCTGCTCCAAAAGGTTGCAAAAGAGAGAGACTTCCTTCACGGCATCACTTCCTTTCTTTGCTTGACTTGCCAACTGGTCCCGCAACTTCGGTCGCCGCATCTTGAGCTCTTTAATTTTAACGCCGTCGATCTCGATCGGATAATCCAGCTTGATAGGTTCTGTGCCTGCCATGTTTCTCTCCTTGAAAAAATGGCGGGGCAGCTGATGCTGCCCCGCATCTGATTAAATACCCAGCGCACTGCGCTGAGCTGCCAACTGATCGACCCCACCGATCTTGCGGATCATGTTCTCCACATCAATCTCGATCAACTCTTCGCCAGCCTGGGTCCGCTTGTAGTAACGGCAGGCGATGGTGAGCTTAACCGCTCCCTTGTCGCCCGGCTTCCAGGTCCCTTCATCGATCTCGGAAATCTGACCGCGCATGTTTTCCACCAGCGGGATCACTGTACCGTCGCCCTGCTCGATAGCACCCCGGGCGGTCAGAGCAACAACGCCGCCCTGAGTCAGTCCAAACAGCTTGAACAACTCCTTGTCGTAACTGGCCACGGTCACCTCGACCTTGAGGGCTTCCATACCCATCTCCAGCTCGATCGGGGCATCCATACCGCCGGCACGATGCTCCTCCATCTTGAGTACCAGCTTCGGCGGGGTGAGTTCGTTGATCTGACCGGCAAAGCCGCGACCATCTACGAACAGGTTCATGTTTTTCAAAATATCAGGCAGCATAATTCAATCCTTCCTTTTAATAGGGCGGGCGCTTAGCCGAAAACCGCCTCGATCGTGTAATCGTTATTGACAGCCGCCCGGAAGGTGACCCGCTCAGCCACCCCGTAACGCCCATACTCGAAATCGAAGAACGCCTTGCCGGCATCCATCTCTACTTTCGTGTTGAGCTCCGGATCGAACCAGCAGAGGCCGCCGGAGATAGCACCGTCGTTGACCAGCTTGGCCAGGTAGGCGTTGACCCCCTCGACCACATCTTCGGCGTAGGTCTTGGTGATGTTGCGATCGACAGCCCAGAGGTGAGCCCGCAACAGACTCTCGAGGATCATGTCCTCGAGGCGGACATGAGAGAGAAACGCCCACTTCGGATCGGCGCTGCAGGTGCGGTTACCCCAGAGACGGTAGCCATCCTGACGGATAGTGGTCGCCACCTCCTGCTCATTGAGCAGGTTGGCCCGGCAGTTTTTATCACCGAAGGCGAAATCAACCGCCCGGGTTGTGCCGACAATGCCGTTGATCAAACGGTTGGACGGGCTGGTCCAGAAGCCGCCACCGCCATTACCGCGATCGTCATTGGCGGCGATCACCCCGGCGATACGTCCGCTCGGCGGCATATCGATAGCGGCATTGGCGTCGCCATCCCAGACCTTGTGATACGGATCGTGAACATAGACCCGCTTGCTGCCCCAGTCACCACGATAGGTGATGGCGTCGGCATCGGTGGTATTCGGGCCATCGGTAACGATGATTGCCCGCAGCCGATCGGAAATACCGACCAGCTCGGCTACCACCGGATTAGCCACATCACCAGGACGCTCGCCGGTAAAGGCCGGAGCACAGAGAATCTTAGGGGTGACATGCACTACCGACTCAGCCCCGAGCAGACCGTGCACGCCCTGGTAAGCACCGGTACCGGCATCGACCCCACCGACCACATCGGCACTGACCACGGCAGCCGGATCCGGCTTGTCGTAATTGATCTTGACCGTCGCCTCGGCCGCGATATCACCGGCGGCGATCCTGGTAACGATACCGGTATCTGTATCGATGCTGTAATCGTCCCCTTCGACATAAATGACCGCATCGGCCTGATCCTTAACCACAACACTCGCGTTGTAGGCATCAGGCAGGATCAGAGTATCGTCGGCACCAAAAACGAAATCAGCCTGAACCACAGCCACCTTGTGAGTAGCCGGGTCGAGCACATTGATCACGACAACCAGAGCGCCGCCCTGGTCGAAGATGGCATCGAGAGCATCGGGAATAGTGCCGACGCCTTTACCGAACAGCTTGACCGCTTCGGTCCTGGAACCGGCGATCAGGACCGGCGTATTAATCGGACCTTTCGGTGCGGTGCCGACCAGGCCGATTACGGCCGAACGGACAGAGCGGATAGGACGCGGGCCGCTGTCAACCGACAGGACCTCGACGCCATGCAGAAAACTGGACATGACTGTTACCTCCTCAAGGTAAGGGTTCTATTTATTCTCGGTCTTACTGACCTTGGTTTCTTTTTGCTTTTTAGCCTTGGCCGGTTTGACCTTGCCCTGCAGACGCAGAGATTCGGCCTGACGGGGATGCAAGCTAATCGAGTCGCCTACCTTGACGATGCGACCTCCATGCTCAAACGGCTTTACTACGGTGCAATCGATCATAATTTCACTCCTATGCGATTTCTCCGGAGTGCTCGTTATCTGGAGCTCCGGAGGTTGTGGTTACTTCGGCATTTTGCTGGATCTCTTCGATGATCCCCTGGCAGAAAGCCACCATGATTGCCCGGCGGTGAACAAGGGCGGCGGCCGGATCCGAGGTCTGAACGTTTTCAACAGCATTGACGGCGGCCTCGATCTTATTGGCCATACTCTCTTTAGTCATCGCCATCAGTCCGTCGCCTTTACACTGCTTGAGATATGAACGTGCGGGGCCCCGGTGAAAGAGCAGAGACAATCGCCCTGAATGATCCCCTTGACCGCACCACCATTCTTGCCGACCAACTCGATGCCGCCCTTACCGATCAGTGTGGCCAACCCTTCGGCCGACACTTTCCACTTACCGGTTCCCCGGTCGTACTCGGCAAAACCACCGTCTGCAAATTCAACTCGGCGGACGGTTTTCTTGTTGGCCGGGGCAGGGTAAGTGTCACTATAAAGAGCTGGCATAACCCGGCCCTGTGCAAGATCGCCATTCAAGGAAAAAATCACCACCGGCTCGCCAGGCTCCGGCGGATTCCAATCACGATCAGGACCGGCCCGATTAGCAAACCAGGGAAGCCAATCGGTCAGTACCGGACCACCCTTATCGTCTTCGGCGTATTGCACCTTGACCCTGGCGGCGTCTTCGTCGAGCTCAGCAATGACGCCATCCATAATCATATTGACCAGCTTTCGCTCCAGCTCGACGATGCGATATTCCAGATCGCTCATGGCAACAACTCCACACCACCGACCGTGATCTGGGTTACCGGGATACCCTCGCCATCCCAAACCGACTCGCCGACGCGGATCTCGTGATGCCACTCGACAGCCCAGGCGGCATAGCCGACCAGATCAGGCTTGAATTCAGCCTTGCCGACGCGGGAGATTTTGGCCGGGTCGACCTGCTGACCGAATCGGCCACCCTCGGCAACCCGTAAAGCAACCATGACTGCCAGGTTAGCCGCCTGCAGGGCAGCCTTTGGAGTCTGCTGCAACACCACATAAGCGACAAAGCGGGCGGTTAAAGCCAGCTCCCCGGTACCGGGATCGTCAGACGGGATCAGTTCGTCAAGCTCGATCAAAACTGCCGGAGCCGAGATCTTTTTCACCAGGTCCGGATACTGCTCGCAAGTCGGCAGCTCGGCCTTGGTGAAAGCGGCCCGCAAATGTTTCTCAATGGCGTTGTGCAGTTCGGTTGTCATCAGTCAAACCATCCCGTTTCAAATTTAAGTTCATGCTCGAAAATAACGGCCAGCTTGGCGGCGGCCGGCGCTGCGTACTTCGGCAGAATCTCCCGCATTGCTTCCACGATCGGAACCTGAACCTTGATTACCGGAAAACGACTCTTCCCTTTACGCTGCCAGACCTTCGGCTCATCACCATAAACATTGACAAAGAATGCCTTGTCGAAAAAGTTTTGATGAACCCGAACGCCCTTCTTTAACTGCCTCGGTCGACCGGTACGGTGAGCATCGATCGGGTTAACCCCTATCCAGATACTCGCCCAAATGGTGCGCCCATCGCGATACATACTGTTGTGAAACCGGGGCTTGAGCGCCTTCTGCTGGGTGCCGACAGCTGCGGCCAACTCTCTGGCCAATTGCGTCTGCAGCCACTTGCGCAGCTTGCGGACCGCCCGAACCCGGGCCTTATCAATCTGCTCCAGAGTCGCCCCGAATTCACGCGAGAGCTCCTCGAGACTATGGTTGAAATCGATAGAGACCGTCGGTTGACTCACTGCTCGTTTACCTGGATCACGGTTAGACATTTACGCCGGCGGATCACACTGGCCTGATTCGGTACCAGGTACTCGATGCCGTCCATAATGATCAGGGTGCCGGCATATATCTGAGCATCATCCTCGGGCAGACAGCGAAAAACCTCCTGAGCCATGTGACCCTGAGCCTGGCCAATTGCGAAATCCTCGATGCCGTCATCAAATAACATGGTGGCAGGAAACGCAGCCTTTTGAGCCGGGAGAACCGTGACCTCTTCGCCATAATCTCTCAGCTCCATGCGGCTCACTTCCAAAGGATCGATTGCCATCATCACCCGATAATCTCCTCAAGATTCTCGACGTCTACCCCTTGCCGGAGAGCCACCTGGATCAACAACACCCGGATCCGCCGCAACTCCAGCAGGGTTATATCTTTTTGTTCCCGTCGGGTCTGTTTACACTCGGCACGACAGGCCTTGCAGTCGGTCTCGGTTTTATATCGGGTACCCCAGGAGGACTTTCGAAGGCCTGAAACAACCAGCCACTTGCCAGCCGTGGCGATGAACCACCAAAAAATCACCTGCATTGCGATTGCTTTATCCATGAGCCCCGTCAGTTGTTGTGGTTGGAGGTTGCTCTCCGGCCCCCGAGGAGAAGGCAGGGACCAGAGAGCGCAAGCGGTCAGCAGACCGCCTTACTTTGGTGCCTTGGCTTTCTTAATGATCGCGGCAGCCTCGGTCTTGGCATCAGCCTTGATCCTGTCGGCTTCAGCCACGGCATCAGACTTGAGCTGACTGACTTCCGTCTGGGCATCAGTCTTGAGCTGGCTGACTTCCGTCTGGGCATCAGACTTGAGCTGGCTGACTTCCGTCTGGGCATCAGACTTGAGCTGGCTGACTTCCGTCTGGGCATCAGACTTGAGCTGGCTGACTTCCGTCTGGGCA